TTAAATACACTACTTAAACGGATGGGGCAACGATCAATACATAAGTACTAAGAACTTATCAGCTTAACTATATTACACAATGTCAGCTTATTTGAATACGACATTACTGTCCCATGTTAGCAATCAATACGTTAAACAGTTTTACCGTCGAATGATTACATAACTTTAACAGACTCAGATGTTATAAAATAATTATTTCAACACCGATGTAATATATCAAATTTAGCAACATTAATCACGAGTGGCAAATCACACACTTGTCGAATGGGCTAACGGTCGATTACACTTATTATAACCAAGTTGCACCATTCAATCATTCAACTTATACAAAGAAGCATGGCAGATTGACGAAGGAAATATCTTGTTTGTAGATACTGAGTTTAGGACATAAAATTAACAAGCACTGATGGATAGTGTGTATTCTATTCAGATACTGGAAGTGAATCCGATGAATTACATGGTAGTAAGAGCTGGGCTTTTTGAATGCTTACATTGTTATGACCATAGTTAAGAATATTCCAACGCCATCGTGTAAGAATTTCATAGCATGTTACTCAAGAATAATAAACCTGTTGTTTATTTTTGGGATCAAACTTAAGATATCCAATAACTCCAACTCAATGGCTATCATTACATATAAGATCTACAATAGATATACCAGAAATTTCACACATACAACTAGTATGTTAAAACAGCTCATATTAGATCAAATAAAGTAGCACTAACCAAAGCTTTTAGTCAAGTTATGTTTTCTAAGACGACCAAGCTTAAAAGTTACACTGTTAAGCCTGAATATCATAATTTGATCGAATATGGGATGGGTGATGTCATGCAAATGGTACACATTTATAAATTTATTCATACATCACACAGTTTCAAAATGGCACATGCAGTGGCTTTTGCTTTGTAGGTCATTGCCGTCGATTCCGAGTTGCAAGAGAGTATATTGGAGGATATGCGCGGAATAACCAAAAATTAAGAGGAAAGATCGCATGATATTTCCAATTGTTATCACGACTAGAGACACGTGACGTCATATTCAACACCGTTTTCATCTGTACCCAATGAAATCATTCAGAAGAATGGGGCCTTACTAAACCAAGGCGGCAATACCAGTATGTATTGTTTATATATATCATTAGTTCAGAATCTAATATGTCACAGCCTTTAAATACAGTACGACAAATGGTAAGATGGTAAGCGAATTTCTGTCACTATAGAGACCAAAAATTTCGATAGTTTTCGAGAATTTAAGAAATCAATTTTTACCAACAATGAACCCAATTTCAAGAGGTTACTGCAGTCCAACGTAACTTTCAAGGTACCACATATGATCCATAGCAAAACCAAGGAGATTAAGTATAAATCCATAGATTACCGTAAGATGTTTCAAGATAATAGTATAATATATCGTTTAGCTGATGATAAATAAGTACCTACTAATTTATCTGCATTGATACAAGTTATGAATGATATAGACCTATATATCAAAATTCACAGTGACGCTAACCCAGATCAGATATATCTACATACTATAGATAATACGAATGAAAAAGAATATAAACCGTTTTTTTACCATTTCGCCATTAATCAACACTTTAGCCCATATTACATCACGACGGATTACAAAAACGGGAAATTTACTCAGAGGGTAGTGACTTAATAAGTTTATAACCAAAGTTACCTACACGCAACTGCCATAGTACCAATAAAGATAGCCCACTGCCTTCAGCTACCCTATTACGATATGAGGAAACCTTATGTAACTGACTGCCCGGGTTGCCTTGACCAAAGGGAAGTAATTACTAAGCATCATAAACCTTTGAAAACTTATAACGAACAGATGTTCTTCACAGACTAATCCATGAGATAACACTCCAGACAAAGCTAAATCGGTAATGTGGATTGTGATATGTTGGAAATCGGTAAACTGATTAAAATGAAGGAATCTGTTAATCGTTAAATAGATGAGATTGATAAACTGTATCAATTGAGAGAAAACAATATGAAATACAGCGAGGACTAGATAACTGTTAAGAATAAACATGGTTATGAATAATTGGCATACTAAGAGGTCAGAATGATCACCAAGAGGAAAGTCAAATACTTATATAACGATCATTACCCAACTATAGCTAAATTGATGAAAGATCACAGCTGTTGTCAGATTTTAATACCTGCGTAGTAGAAGCACTTACGTAAGAAGTAGGCTAATTAATATTCAAAACACCATCAACAGTTGAAAGATTAAGTCATTAGCAAGGTTGACAAACTTAAAATTAGTCAACCATATTCGATAATAGGACCAGTGTTAGCGCACAGGGTATGTCAAGGAAATACTAGTATGATCGAAAATCTCAAGCTTCATGGGTTTTAATTATTAGAGGATGAAAATGATTCAGAGGCATATTACATACCAATTATCAATGGACTCGCTACTGATTTCAATTAGTAGGTAAACGCAAGCCAAATAAGGGCAGCCAAAGAAGGGAACCACGTCAATCCTTATGTACAGAAGGATTTCGTTAGGTATTGTAAGAATAAGCTGAACAACGTGATTAGTTAGTCGTTCCCGAGGATAATTGACAACGATGTAATATAAAAGGCAATAGAACACACCTAGAAATCCAATAAAAGTTCGGCCGATAAGAAAAGGATTATAAACGGATTATATGAATTTTTTGATGACGATAGGAGAAACAGAACCAACGGCAACCATCACAACATCAAGTCAGCAGCACCATACACGTTTTTCCTCAAGAGGGAACCATAGAAAGGTTATCTGGTGACCAACCGATTGATATAACCATTGGAGGAAGTTTTGAGAACAGTAGGTATATCTGAGTTTGAATCGATATCAGCTATATGTGAGACATACCTATGGGATCATTTTGTCAAACATATGAATCAAGGTCAAATCAATGAGAAACTCAGTTAGACTTTAAAGAAAGCTAAGCATACGTTAATTTTGGACTTCAGCAAGTTTGATTCCACAGTTAATGAAGTTTATCTCAATATTGAAAACGATTTCATGGATACGCTGGATAAGAATTTGACAATCAATTAATTCTCTTACAAACAGACGAATTCGATGCCTTCTGTTTCTAACGGTTAATTTTTCACGTTAGTGTCACCACAGTCGAG